TAGTTGATTGTCCTAGATCTCAACAAGACTATATAAATTATGGGGCTTTAGAACAAATTAAAAATGGACTAGTATTCAGTGGGAAATATGAAGGCGCTCAACTGGTCTTCAATTGTCCCCATGTATTTGTATTCGCTAATATGGAACCTGACTTAGATAAAATGTCTAAAGATAGATGGAATATTGTAAGAATTGATGAATTAATAAATAATTAATAATAACAGGCCCTAACCTACCCGTCCTAGCGGACCTGCCTCAACGGGGCGCTCCGTCGCAACCCCTCACTAGGATGTAGAAACTATGTAGGGTTTAATTATCTACATATTGGGTATTTCCACGAATATTAATTTCCCAATTATCCGCTTTTGTATCTTTATCTAAACTACGAGCATAAACTATTACAGCCCAATGATAATCATAATTTGTAGGGCTATTAGCATTGTCGAAATGTGCTTTTACATAATGTGGTAAATCTATACTAAATCTTTTCATACATGGATAATAACCTGAATAACTATTAGCACCAACACTTGCAGGATTCAATGTATTTGACATTCTAAATTTATAATCTTTATGTATAAACCAATGCCTTTTATTCAATGGTTGAACTATTAGATCTGTACCATTCACACCTGCTGTAGCATCCCCAAAATCATCTGCTTCTTCATCTAAAAATAATGAAGTTTGTGGACTTCTTTGAACTCCTACTGGGGTACCTTGTCTTCGTGCTTTACAAACTATCATACGAAATTCCACTGGATGATTATTACTATCATCTGCTGTCTTCATATCAATTTGAATATTTAAATGATTCTTCTTAATGTACATATAATCACCAATGCGTTGTCCTGTCGCAGTGCCTTGTGTAAATGTCATACCACCTAAAGATGTAAAATCAGTCCATCCACTAGGTGTCAAACCAATAACAAATTTAGCCATATGTGCCAAGGCGCCTAACTGAATAGCCACTGGTGCTTGTTCGTCGACTTTTACTAATTGTTTGTACTTTGTTTCACTAAATTTATTTAAAGTACTTGCTATTTCGCGATTCTTATAATATCTTGATTTACTAAAGTTAAACCTAGGCAACGACTTACTAGGATTTGTATAACGCTTTTTATAAGTCGCCGAAGATTTTTTCCTAATTCCACCACGTGCCTTGCCGCGGACAGCTGTCGCTTTACGATTGGCGGCGCTGAAGCCTGATCGACGAACATACATAATATATACCAAACATTTAATCTTTAAGTAGTTATACTAACCACTAATGTTCGTTCTTCAATGTTGTCTGCTGTGGTAAACCACTTAAAGAATAGATATACCTATAGTATATACAATGAACCAAATAGAGCAAATAGAGCAAAATAGAGCGGGGGAAGGTAATACTGATACTTCCCCCGCCAAGCAAGGTCCTCAGTCAGTATACTGGTTTTTTACACTGAATAACTATGATATAGAGCAAATAGAGCATTTAGATCAAGTGCTCCGCCATGAATGTGACTGGTTTGTATTTCAAGAAGAAATGGGGGCAAATGGAACTCGCCACTTACAGGGCACTATAAAATTGAAGACTAGACAACGTATGACACAATTGAAAAAAATAGACGTCCATATACACTGGGAAATCACTAAGTCTGTAAAATCATCAATCGCATATTGTACTAAACAAGAAACACGTAATGGCAAACAATGGGTCCATGGTATAACCTTACCTAAACCAATTAAAGTTCATGAACCTTGTGGATGGCAAAAAGAAGTATTAAAAATAATTGAAACTGAACCTGATGAAAGAACTATTCACTGGTTCTGGGAACCTGAAGGTAATGTCGGAAAAACTGTCTTATGTAAATTCCTAGTTGTTAAACATAATGCTTTGATGTTGACTGGGAAATCTGCTGATATGTATAATATGTTAGCTAAAAATCCTCATAAAATGGAACTAATATTAGTTGATTGTCCTAGATCTCAACAAGACTATATAAATTATGGGGCTTTAGAACAAATTAAAAATGGACTAGTATTCAGTGGGAAATATGAAGGCGCTCAACTGGTCTTCAATTGTCCCCATG